GCACCACTCCGCATTTCACCGAGGCCGAGATACAAGCTATGTTTATCGTCGTAGTGAATCAGTTGATCAGCCAGAAAGAAAGCATTATAGCAGCCTTGGAGGCCTCGCTGGAAACAGCGTTTGATACCACGGCGCTTGAAGTGGAACTGACAGAGGTGCAGGGTGAGATTATGGTAGTCTCCGACCGCATTCAAAGCTGCATCTACGAAAACGCCCATGTTGCACTTGACCAGGAAG